TTGAACAATTAAAACAAATTCAATTATCCTTAGATGGAATATTTGAAGAGGAGACACAAGATGCCAAAAAAGAAAGCTAAAAGAAAAGTATATTTTGGAAAAGAAGTTCAAGATGCTATTATAAGATATAATGCATTGGATAATGTTACACAACAAGCTGAACGAAATAAAATATATGGTGAAGAAATACATAAAGCATTTGATAAGTTGGCTGAAAATATAATCAACACATTTAAATTTACTTATTTTGATTATGGGTTTGAAGATATAAAGCATGAAACTGTAGCATTTATGGTTATGAACATTCATAAATACGACCACACAAAGGGTTCAAAAGCATTTAGTTATTTTTCTGTTGTAGCAAAAAATTATTTAATACTACATAATAATAATAACTATAAAAAATTAAAAACTCATGATAAAATGGATGTTTTAGATAGACATAAATATATGGGTAATGATGAGTATGATTTTGAATCATTTACAAATGAAATGGTTGAATATTTTGATTCCAATTTAAACACTATGTTTAAAAAGGAAAGAGATTTAAAAATAGGATACGCTATTATTGATTTAATAAAACAAAGAGAAGAAATAGAAAACTTTAATAAAAAAGCTATTTATATTTTAATCAGAGAAATGACAAATGTTGAAACTGCTCACATCACATCAGTTGTCAATGTATTAAAAAAACATTATAAGAAATTAATGAATAAATATCATAAAACAGGAACAATTATGATAGATATATCAGGTTCTAAATTCTTTTAAAAAAACCTACACAAAAAAAAACCCACTATTTCAAAGTGGGTTTTTTTATTTTAAACAATTTCCTACAAATTTTATATTTATATATGAATAACTACATCTAATGAGGAGGTGTTATGTCAGAAAAAAATGAAATATTTGAAGGAAAAACCTTTCAAGATTTAACAAAAGATATTTATGAGAATACCACAAAGCGTAAAACTCAAATCGATTTGTTAATATCAGAAATTCACGGATTCATTACAACCATAGATGATGTGGTATTGGTTGCACCTATTATAAAAGAATATATGGATACAGCTGTTCGTAACGATGAACATTTAGTAAAACTTGCTGGTGTATTACAAAGAATTATATCTAAATCACAAGGTGAATCAGATGAATCAATGTTATTAAGTGATGAAGAAAAGGCTGAATTGATGGGAACACTTCAAGATACTGTAGCTGATTTAGAAAAAGAAAGTCAAAGGCTTGAAGGTATAAAAGATAAAACAATTCAAAAAGGATACTCGGAGGGTTAGATGGCATCAATATTTACAACACTAGATAATATGAAAACCAAAACTAACTTTGGTGGGAGTGTCAATACACCAATTTATTTACAATTTGTACCTGGTGTTTGTGCTGATAGTGTAACTTCTGTCGAGCAACTTAACTCTTATGGTCAGAATGATAATGTTAACTCTATATTAGCTATACCCCACATCAGAAAAGGTGTTAAAAAGAAAAGAACAACTTTAACTGACCAAGACAGATACTTCCCATTATTGCGTGGAATAGTAGATGTACCTACAAAGGGAGACCCAGTTTTACTATGTACTATTGGTGGAATCCAATATTATTTAGGGCCTTTAAATACACAAAATGAAGTAAATTTTAATGAAGATAATTTAAGAGAACCTGATTTAAATTTAAATTCAAAAGAATCTATGCGTGAAACTAAAACAATAAAAGCTAGAGGAGAGTCACTAAATTTTATAAGAAACACATATCATAGAATGTCTAAAAAATGGAATCCTAAATTAGATTTAAGTAAATCTTATAATGAAACACACGGTGATATGATGTTAGAGGGTAGGCATGGTAATAGTATTAGAATTGGTAGTAGGAGTGATAATCCATATGTTTATATATCAAATGGAAGACAACCAACATTTACACACGAAGGTTTTGCTGATGGTTCATTAATTGCAATCACTAATAAGGGAAGTTTAAATCAACACTTTGGTGGTTATGCTAAAGCTTCTGCTGATAGTTCATCTCCACCTGATGCATCTAAAGCTGAACTTGAAGTTGTAAATGGATTTATTTTATCATCCGACTATACCAGTCCAAATGAAGAACCACCAAATAGATTGATGTCTAAATTAATATCAAGTGTAAATGGAGATGCAGATGCAACTGATTTAATATATAAATATGGAAGTGGTGATGACGAAAATCAAATTTTATTTCTTTCAGATAGAATAGTGATGAACTCTAAATCTGATGATATTTACTTATCTTCCAATAAAGACATACATATTGGAACAAAGAGACATCTAACAGTTTCTACATCTGAAAATTTTATTGTTGAATCAGAAAAAACATATTTAGGTGACCCTACCAAAAAAGAAATGGATAATATGGTATTGGGTAAAAAATTACAAGAGGTATTAAAGGGTATTGTTAATATTTTTAATAAAATACAAATTACAACACAACTTGGTCCTCAAAAAATATTACCAGTAACTGAACCTGATATACAACAAGTATTATCGGATATTAATACTATTATAAGTAACAAACATTTTATAGAAGAATAAACAAGAGGTAACAAATGAAAAAATCAGAACTAAAAACAATGGTAAGAGCAATAGTTAGAGAAGAAGTGGCGATGGCTATTACAGAAGTAATAACTGAATTAAAAAAACCATCTCAACCAACTAAACCAATGACACCAAAAAAGAGAACACAAAATAGTAGTTTTACATCTAACAAAGTTTTAAATGATGTATTAAATGAAACAGCTATGGAAGGTGATTGGAAAACATTAGGTGGTGGTGAGTTTACTACTGAAAGAATGAATGATATTGTTGGTAAAAATTATGGTGATGTGATGAATACAACACCACAACAAGTTCCATCAAGTGACCCAATGAGTAAATTTTTAAACAAAGACTATAGAGAAGTTCTAAAAAGGACTGATGAAAAACAAAAACAAAAATACGGAAAATAATAATGGGATTTAAACAGGACTTAATTGATGCTAAAGTGAAGGCTGCTAAAGATAATGGTATTGATGATTTAGATACCAAACCTGGTTCATTTATTGAAAGAGAAGCTGAATACACAAAGGAAGCAATTGTTAATTTTTTAACTGAGTGTCAGTTTAAAATTACAAAATTAAACGCACCTGTAATTGTTGAAAACCTTAAAACACCAGACCAAACAATTGATGTTAAGAAAGATACTATTCTTAAAGACAAGGATCCTCTATTTAAAACAATTACTCAGATAGGTAATTTAATACCAGGAGCAGGTCCACAGGTAAGTGCACTTATGAATCAAGTTGAGTTAGCTACAGAAACTAATGTGGATATTATAAGAGTAGATGGAGCTACTTTACCTGGTTTAAATCTATCGAAGGATGGAAGAAATACTTTCAAAAGAAAACAAAGACTTGGTCAGGGTGGTGGATTAATTTCTGATGGTTATGTTTACATTGGGGAAGATCCAGAGACACAAGAATCTTTTGATGTTGCTGATGAGGATGGTCAGAGAGATTTTACAGAAGTTAAATTATTTCGTCAAGATATAGAGGATTTATTATAATGGCTGTTAGAGATACATCGAGAAAACCTTATATAGTTGATAATGATACTAATATAAAAGTTGGTATAGACTTACCAATTAGAAGAGATGATATAAAAGATGGTTGGTTTGCATCAACCACCACTACCATTGAAGCTGTAAAAAATAATATAAGAAATTTATTAAATACTAATCAAGGTGAAAGACTTTTTCAACCTAATTTGGGTTTAAATTTAAGACAAATGCTTTTTGAACAAATAACTGAAGAAAGTATAATAGGTATTCAAGATTCTATACTTGATACCTTTTCATTTTGGTTACCATTTGTTGAAGTTAGAGATATTGAAATTTTAACAAACAGTAATGATAAGACAATTTTAAGTAATGAAATAAGAGTTAAAATTTTATTTAACATAATACAAGACCCTAATACTTTAGATTCTGTAACTTTAAACTTTCAAAATGAATAGTAAAATTACATATAAAGTAGTGGATATTAATTGGAGATAAAATATGCCAACATATGGTAAAGAAAACTTTAAAGAATCAAATGTAAATTATTTAAATAGAGATTTTGGAGCACTAAAGCAATCTTTAATGGATTATGCAAAATCTTATTTTCCAAATACATATAAAGATTTTAATGAAACATCACCTGGTATGATGTTATTAGAAATGAATGCGTATGTTGGTGATGTATTATCTTTTTATGTCGACCAACAATATCGTGAAATGTTATTACCACTTGCTGAA